ATAGTTTTAATTGATCGTTCCATTGCTGTTTCTACTTTTTCTCTTAAAATTAGATCGCCTGCATATTTTAAATACATTTCTTCTCTACACCAATGATCTAATTTTACACCTGAAGTTACCACATAGTCAATATATTTGTGAGGATATAATGGTTTAACGTTGCTGATAAAACTACCAAACTTAACAAATGCTGTGTAATATGGAGATTTACAAAAGTCTTCATATGTTTTTGGTTTGCTTGACTTCTGACATAATTCATAAAATCTTACAAATGTTTGATATCCTAGTTGTACTCTGCGTTCATCTTTTTGTGTGAATCTCCTTTTTTGTTCACACATATGAACAGTTAAAGTTTTTTCTTTGGCAAATTTTGCTCCACAGTATTTGCAGGTGTAAAGTTTTTCTATCATTAAAATGTCTTCTTAATTTGTTCTTTAGTCATGCCCATATCTTCTGCTAGTTGTTTTAACTCTTTTGTTGTGTTTATAGTTGCTAACAATTTTAATTCATCTTGCTTTTTAGTTGGATACAATTTTTCTAAAAATTTCATTGCTTTTGCTGTGCTATTACTGACTTTCAGTTTGTATCCAATCCATTCATGATACCTAATGTTTTTTGAATTATTAGCAGTCATACACAAAAGATACCAAAGTAATTTTTTGTGTTTGGATAATGTAAAAAAGTTTTTGTTATAATATTCATTTGTTTTGAATATTTGTAACTGTTTGTCTTCTGTTTTACCTTTTATAGCACTGACATATCTATTCAACAAATAGAATGAAACTTGTTTACGTTCATCATCTGATAGGTCGTCCCACACGTTCTTAGCATTCATGTCGATAGCCGCTAATATATCTTTTAAAGGTAGTTTGTTTGTTTTTGTTACCATCGGTTCTCTTTTATTAAATCATACATTAATTTTAACTTCTTTAATTGTATTTGTAAAGACTTGTTTCCTTCGTTTGCATAATCTACTATTTCGGAAATTTCAACTTCATTCAAATACCAATCTGGAAAATTTGGTTGTTCAATCAAGACACGTTCACCTTTGCCATCTATAGGTCTGGCGTAAACAGTCGCGCCACCATCTGGACTCTCATAAATCATTGCTGTTTCTTTTTTCTTTTTTGGCATTAAAGTAAGTTGGTGTATTCTATACTTTCACACTGTCTAGAAATATCTTTCACAAAAAAAGCACAATCTGGACTATTATTATCAGTCAACGGTGTAGATAAAAGTTGATTATTTTTAATTTTTGGAAAGTACCATTTTACATCATTATAAAAATTAACCACATTGACTTCATAAAAGTCTGCTTTGAAACTGCTTAATGGATTAAAAATAAATGCTGAAAATCCTCTATCTGCTATACTGGTTAATGGTACAACTTCCACTGTATTGCTGTCTTCTTTGTCACCTACTGCTATGTTCCAATCTAATGGCATAGTAACTTCTTTGCCTCCTATTTCTAAAACTATTGCCGGAGCATTGAATGATTCAATGTATATCAAAGGCAAGAAAAAGAAATCAGGTTCTTTAGGATTGCTGTTATCTAATACACTAAATGCCATATCGTCTGAAACTGTCTGTGGCATTTTGTTTAGATCATATGGAGTATTTTCCACTGTTAATATTTTCATTTGTCTGTTCCTTCCGAGAATGAATATGTTATATTACTATGATCATAGTAAAAATATTGTGTGCCTGTCTTTGGTGCTTTGTATTTTGCCTCTAATGGAAGATAAATGCCTGATGTAAATGATGTTCCGTCTTTGCTTTCTACTCCATGTAAGTGCCACGGATTGTCTACACTGAGTATTGGAATATTAGTAGCATATGAAATAAATTGGGTACAAGCGTCATGGAAGTTATCGTGTAACAATTTAATATGCGGACCTTGATCCTTTTGTGTATTGCTGGCATGAATGATTAGATCAACCTGTTCATTTTTAAGTTTAGAGGCAAGATTGTCACCGCCCCAATAATAATTTCCTACAAGATCATTACAGATTAATGCTCCAACTTTTAATTTTTCTTCGCCTTTGGTCAATGTAATTATTGGTGTTTTTGTTTCTTTTACACAATCAGCATCAAAACTTACTGTCTTGGTTTTCTTTGTTGAACCAATATATTCTCCTTCTTGGTTATAAAATCTTAATTGATTAGATTTAAATCCAAAAAATGCACCATTAATTTTATCTTTATCGTCTAACCATAGTGTGCCGACAATTAAACCTAACTTCTTACTAGAAGCATATTCCACCAAATTTGCCATTGCTTCTTCTGTTTCTTTACAGGTGTTTATGTTGAAAGATTCAGTAGTATAGCCACTCAACGCATTTTCAGGTGTAAACAAATAATCTACGTTATTTTCTATTGCCCAATCACAAGCCTTTTTAATTGCTTCATAATTCTTGCTTACATCATTTGTAACTGGTATTTGTGCTCCTGCTATTCTCATTTCGTCCAATCAACTTTCTCTATCGTAAAAGGATAGTTCGCTTCTTTGTAAAATTTTTTCCTGTGCGTTAAATGTCTTTTAGCAAATTTACAACTAGATGTTAAGTCCCATATCTGAACAAAGTCTTTGTCTTTGGCTTTACGTATGCCTCTTCCAATTGATTGTATAACACGTACAAATGACTTGCCTGGCTCTATCAAAATTAAATTGAATATTCTTGGTATGTTAATACCAACTGATGCTACGCCATAAGTCGCTATAATTACTTTGTTATCTGAATCGCTAATTTCATCATATTGTTCTTTTCGGTCCGACAATTTGGTTTCTCCTTGTATGAATACACTGTCATCAATGATTTCAGCGAGGCGTTTACCTGCTGTAAGTCTATCTATTAACACAAGAGTATTTCCGCCTTCTTTAATTTTGTTAATTAATTTACCAAGATATGTTAATCTTTTGTCGTTGGTCACAAGATATTTTAATTCTTCTTGATAGTTTTTATAAACTTCAGTATCGATTAATTGTACCACATTCACGTGACATTTAGATAATACACCTTTGTCTTGTAACTCTTTTGCTGAAATTTGATTTACAACAGGACCAATACTTGCTAGTATGCTTTGAAATTCGAATTGTTCTTTTGGAATAGTGCCGGTTAAACCCCATCTTACTGGAGCATTTTTAAGATGCTGAGTTAATAATTTTTTCAATACTTCTGCTTTTGCTTGGTGTACTTCGTCAATAATAACAGTTTTAACACCGTCTAAAAAATCCGTTAATGTAAAAATAGACTCACCTGCTTTTGCTTTTTTATCTAATACGTTTAAACTTTGCCAAGTACAAATTGTGTGTGTACGATTTAATTCTTTTCTATCTCCAAAGTAAACACCAACATCTAAGCCTACGTTAATATAGTCTTCTTCTGTTTGTGTTACAAGTCCTTTGTTTGGAACAATTACTAATGTACGTCCGAACTTTTCGCAAAGACTACTCAGTGCCGCTGTAATAATAGTTTTTCCAGCACCTGTGGCAACTTCTTGTAAACTTTGTGGTTCTTTAATAAAATTGTTGATAACATCCACTTGATAATCACGCAGTTCAATTGCTTGACCTTCGCATAAATGTCCTTTGGGCCAAGTCTTAGCACTAAAATAATTTTTGTCTACTTTATCAAATGTTAAATTAAATTTTTCTCTTTTATCATTAACTTCTTCTATCTCAACTCCAGATTCGTGAAGATATTCTATAATTTTATCTAAGTGATTCACATAACCGTTACCACCTAAACCAAAGAAACCAACCTTACCATCCCAGCGTCCTAGTTTATATTGAGGAAGATAACGAGCATAAGGAACAGCAAATTTAAATTTGTTAGCAATTTTTCTGCGTACATCCACAGGTAATCCTTCAATTTTTACATTGACTTCATCTGTGATTACAATTTTACATCTCATATAGTGTCTGCTCCAACATGGATTTGATTCCAGTAACTATCTTGTCCATTAATCTGTAGTTGTAAATCAATGGTGCCAATATATTTGTCAACCTTTGTATAACTTCTAGTACTGTCTCCAATTAGTACTGCTTCTGGTTCCCATTCAGATGTTAGCAAAGGCTTTGGAATCTTCTTACTTGTAATATACACTATTTTTGTACTTTTCGCAAGTGAATTATTTAATCTGTTGTCTTTGATGTAGTCGTTAAATTCTTTACCAAAAGTTGTTCCATTTTTACATCTTACTAACACACTTACATCTTTATCATCAACAATATTTTTAAACAGTTTATGTGTTTTATGTAAATCTTTTAAACTGTCTTTTTCGGTTGTTCCAGATAGCACAACCAACAAAGGAAAACGTCTTAATTCACTAATTGTATTAATAATTTGTTCTAAGGGCCACTTTTTTGTATCTAAATTGATTCGTGCATATGTTCGATGTAATATTGCGTGACTCAGAGGAGATAAATTTTTAGTTGATTCTTTTAACATATCTTTATCAAAATATTTTAATCCCATTTTTTCTTTTCTATCAAAATAAAGATATAAATTTTCATTTACTGGATCACCAAAATATTCTTGATAATAATTTGTAACTGTTTCTGAACTATTTTGTATTTTGTAATTGTAAATTCCTGGAACATATTCACTTTCCTTTTTGTAAATTTTTTCACATTCATCGTAAACACTTAATAAAATAGGATCAATATCTTTTATTTTATTTTTAAATTTACCAATCAGTCTATGTACAATTTTTTCTGTGTAGGGTAAA